AACTTCACCATCTTTTGGAGCCGCGGCATTTAGAAATGCAACAGTTCTATTTCTAAGACCACCTACGGCCTCTAGCTCTGAACCTTCAAAACCACCTCTTTTAGAACAGATATCAATAATCTGCACGAAAGTTGCGATGTCTTGTAGGGACAGTTGTGGAGCTTGTTGCTCCTCGCCTTCAGTTGGAAGGACTTGATTTTCTTCAGTCATTTTGTTTCTCCTTTGCAAAGTTAGACTAATTTAAGAGAACCCGAACCTTCGGCATTCTCCATATTATCCTCAATAATATATTGAGAATTCGTTTGTATAATGTATTTATACATCAAATGTTGATGATTTCTCTAAAGCGATAAAATAATTAACTGGAACAGTTTTATTTTGCCAATGAGAAATTAACTTTGATGAGATAAATATATCATATGATCCGTCAATTAATTTCAAGTTAGAAATATTCATAACGAAATTAAAGCTGTGACCTGTTGTATTAGGACCCAAGTTTAATTCAAAGGTATTTGCACTAGAATCTTTAGCGTCATATACCCTTGCGATTACATCATCACCGCCTTCGATTGCAAAGTCAATGTGACCTAACACACTGGCCGCTTTCTTTAGCCTTGATAATGATTCGTCCGTAAAGTGGATTTCCACTTCACAGTCTGGCATAGTGATATCCTTTTCTGGAGTCGTTAGAATACTAGGCTGTGCAAAGAAATATCGTACCTTATTGGAACCATCTTTAATTAACACTGCGTTCTCTTCAAACTCTAATGTTGGATTTTCTACTAAACCATGAATAGACAAGAATTCATTCAAGTCATATATACCCATATCTTTTGGGAAGTCCTCGACAATGTCGGCTGTCGCCAATATGTTCTTGGCCTCTGATATAGTTTTTAGTTGTTGTCCCGGTTTTAATACCATATTCGCATTCACTGTAGCGAAGTTAGATAATATTTTAAGGGTACTATCTGATAATTGCATACGCATCTCCATAATTTATATTAGTTAATATTATACCACACTTTTAAGATTTTGTAAACCCTAAAGTATTATTTTTTTTGAATTGACTCTGTCGTGTTCATACAACGCAAGTAATCCATAATGTAAGACCTTCATTAGGTCTTTACGCCACTCCTCAGGAGTTTCGCCTTTCTTACTATACCGAGCATTATACTTGTCGACATTACCTAGGAAAAATCCTAGACCATGTCCTCTGTCAATGATTACTTCACTTGACTGAAGTCCTCCTTGACCATAATGTTCGCCATAGGTTGAATTTATATAATCGTGGAGCTCTTTAATAAGAGCCCCTTCGTTAAATTTATATTTAAGCTGTTTCGCCATTATTATCCTCATCAGAAATTAATATACCATCATCAACCTTTGTGTAAAGATCCAGAAATGCCGCTTTAGTATCATCATCGAATCTTGCGATACACAAGTCAAGGGATTTCATTCTGTCCTTAAATATTGAAAAGGTTTGCACAATGTGACATAACCTTCTGGTTGAGATGACTTCGTCAACCCCATCGTCATAAAATGTTTTTCTAATAATGTCAGCCCATGTAACCAACTTATCAGCAAACTCTGAGTCTTTTGAGCCGAACTTTTCCATATGTTTTAAAACAATTTTAGTTTCAATAACTTTAGATGGGAATGCCTGGTCAATTGCCACAGTAAATCTTTCTAAGAAAGCATCATCTATGATTGAAGCTGCAGTAAATCTTCCATCCTCGGAACCCTTACCTTTTGTGTTGGCAGTGGCGATTACATTAAAACCAGAAGCAGGTGTAACCACTTCTCCAGTCTTTTTAACTAGTACTGGTTTTCCTTCTAGGATACCTTGTAGACACATAATCTTGTTAGTCGCTCTATCGACCTCATCCAGGAGAAGAATAGCTCCATTTTCCATAGCTTTAAGAACTGGTCCTTTTGAAAAGACAGTCTCGCCGTTAATCAATCTGAATCCACCTAACAAATCATCTTCGTCTGTTTCAGGGTTAATTTGGACTCTAATGAACTCTCTGCCTAGTTTAGCGGCCGCTTGTTCTACCATGAATGTTTTACCATTACCAGATAAACCTGATACGTACACAGGATAAAACATTTCTGATTTAATAATCTTAACCAAGTCATTGAATGAACCCCATGGAACGAATGTATCATCTTTTTTAGCAAAGGTAGATTCTTCGTTAACTATTGATTGCATTTTCATGGTTTCGGTTACAGCTGGTACAGCTTTGGCAGGTTCAACCACATTTCTTAGTGGTTCCATTAGATTAGTAAAATCGTATGTGCCGATTTTGACTCTATTGTTTGTAGTAAATAATGGGTCCCAGTCTTTGCCAGTATAGCCAAATTTCTTACCCGTATCTACAACTTGAGATTTTCTAAATGCTGTCTGATCAGGGAATACCTTTATCAGTTCTTTTAGTATAATTTGTGTTGAGGTTCTCATCGCGTTATTCATAATATATTTCTCCTTATTTATTTTACTAGTATATTATACTATATTTTAAGGTCAATGTAAAGTGTTTTCTTAAAAAAAGTATATATATTTTATATACAATATTTGGTTAAGCTACTGCCGAACCAAATTTTGTCATAATCACCTTGTTGGTCTTTTTAGATTTTGCGAACTTCTTAAAAGCTGTTCTAATCTGGGTATCTGAAGCATCTTGATTAACATCAAAATCTTCAACACTAGTGTCTAATGTTGACCCACCCTTTACCATGTAGTAAGTACTATAACCATAAACGTTACTAAATTCTACACATTTGTTTTTTCTATATTCTGCACTAATTTGTTTTTTGGCTGATTCAAAGTCGCGAGTACCCTTACTCCACATTACATCATTTAATCTGTGTCTCCACTCACTTGAAGAGTCGGCCATAAAAAATCCAATATTATTAGTATTATATCTTTTACCTATATTCTTTAATAGTGCCTCGGTCATTGACTTCCTACCATTTTCACATTCTACTACTTTACCTTGAACAATAATTTTAGTTTTATATGAAGTGTCAATATATTTTTCTCTATAAGCTCTCACGTGATTAGCATCGCCATCTGTAAAGGTTATAAAGTTCATTTTTTCAATGTTATGTTTATTTACAAATCTTTTTACTATATCATGGGCAACTATAAGTGCTTGGTTAAGAGGAGTTGATCCCCATCCTTCCCATTTTGACATAAGGGTTCCCCAACCATGTATGCTGGCCTGGTTAACTCTTTGGTAAAGAGCTCTAATAGCAGTATCAAGTTCTGCCTTTTTCATCTCTGATGAGGCGAGTAAAGGCATTGATAGTTCGTCCATATCCATCTGGCCGTCCTTAGCTTTGAACCTTCTTGTAGATTCATATCTCCAGCCTTCTGTAGTAAATGCATAAACCTCGAAAGGGACGTTAATACCTTTGCAAAACATAATTGTGTGTATTACTTGGTCCATAACATATTTCATTGAACCAGACATTGACCCTGAAAAATCTATTAACATTACCATGCCGTGATCTTTGGCATTAGCCAATCTAGTGGTTCTAAGGAATATATCTTCGTTAGTCTTATATGACCATAGCTTGTTAACATCTAAGTTACCACTTTTTGACACACTAGCCTTAGCCCATCTAGTTGCTGCCTTTTTCATCTCGAATTCTCTTACAGCATTTGCAACTGACTTTTTAACTTCTTTTATGTAAGCTGGGTACTCTTCGTTTGCTTTATCATATCCGTTAAGTATATGACTATGCCAACCTGCACTTTCTTCGGCCTTATCTTCTTTTCTAATATTTTCTAATATGACGGCTCTATTCTTAGCTAGTTCTTTATGTGAAATAATGGCAGAGTTTATATCTTCCTGACTACACTGCTGTATGATATTAGGCTGTTTGCCATCTTGATCAGTATCTACTAATTCCTTTTCTTTACCTCTGAATATTTCATCTGTTATTGAAACATCTTCAGTATGTTCAGGCTGGGTAGTTGCTGTTTTTGATTCTCCCTCTTCTTCGCTTTCTTCATCTGATTGTTCAGTTTCAGGACTAGACGATTGTTGCTCATCTTGATCAGTCTCTTCTTGTTCATCGTTTTTCTCCATGTCATCGTGACCCATAGACATCTGGTCTTCCTGGTCCTCTGTGTTATCATTTGATTCTGTAATATCTGGCTGCTGTAATAGCTCTTTTTGGTTAGTTTTAGTATAACCGTATATATCCTTTACTAGTTGAACCACTTCGTCGAATGTTTCGGTAGTACATGCTCTCTGATATAGTACATCTTCTTCAGCAGTAAAAGGTACTTCTATCATATTTCTTAATTTAGTTTTAAGATTAATTTTATCAATTAGTTTAGTTTCTGACCAGTCAATATTGTCAATGTCGCCAAAGAATTTCTGGTCAAGTAAGACTTTATAACCTCTGGTCATTGGACCTACTAGTCCAGCATATCTTAATTGGATTTTTCTTTCTATTCTAGCATCTTCAACAACGTTGATATAAGACCTAGGACATCCTTCTAATTTTTCTGGACTATCATGCCAACCTTCATATGGAGTTTCTAATGCGTGTCCAACTTCATGACCGATTAGAAGGTCATAAACATCTTTACCCATATCTTTCCATAGGGGTAAACCTAGTTCTCTATCTTTAATATTAAACCATGCAGTTGGATAGTTACCGTGTTTAACAGTAATATTTTCTTTGGCCAACAGTTTTGGCAAGACTGATTTATTGAACTCTAACATATATAACTCCTTAAATTATGTATACATTATACTCCATTTCAAGGTCAATGTAAAGTGTTTTTTTAATTATTTTTGTTACAATTGTGTTACATTGTTACATGATTGTAACATTGCTGATAATTGGCGCGCCTGGAAGGATTCGAACCTCCGACCAATAGCTTAGAAGGCTACTGCTCTATCCACTGAGCTACAAGCGCGGTATTCTATGCTATTTTAGAGAAGTTTTTAGACTTAAAGAATTCGATTTTACTTCTAAACTTGTTTTCAAGGATATCCCCTTTATGTGATATAATAAAGACATTAGTGCCATCTTCAAGTGTACTTAGTATTTTAGTTAGGTTCTCAATTCCATCATGGTCAAGGCTGGAATCAAATGTTTCGTCTAATATGAGTAGGTTAGTTGCCGCACTATTTTTAAGTTTGGCGATTTGTCTCCAAGTAAATAATAATGATAAATCTATTCTTTGTTTTTCACCTTCTGAGAATGATGCATAGTTAAATGAATCTCTATGACGTGATCTGATTGTTTCATTAAAGTTCTCGTCAAGATGGAATGCAACAAAAAAGTCAAGTATTTGAAGATACTGGTTGATAAGTCTATTCATGACAGGCAGGTATTGCTTTATCACTTTAGTCTTAATACCAGTATCTTTTAACATTTCCCCTATGACTTCATTATAAGTCCTTTCCTCTACATATGATAATTTATGTTCAGTCGCCTTTTCTTTACCTTTTCGTATTACTGATAATTCTTTTTTGGCAGTACCAGTATCACCTGTCTGCGAAGATAATGCGTTAATCTCGGTTTGTACTTTATCTACTTCCTTTTGTAATAAGGCGATCTTCTCATTATTAGAATTAATCTTGCCTTGTCTCTGACGTAGTTTATTTAAGTTATTACTTATCTGAGTACCTTCCTTCTCTGTAGTAGCTACTTCTTTTAATAATATCTCCATCTTATTCTGCACTTCACTTGCGGTAGACTTTATACCATCCAGTTTTTGCACTTTAATATCAGCATCTATCTCTTGTTCACAAGTAGGACAGTTATCATTCTCGTCATAAAATCTAGCATCTTGTACTAGTGTTTTTATTTGTTTCTTATAATCCTTATCCATTGATTTGATTTCAGACATACGTTCCATAAAATGTTTATGGTTTCTTTCTTCATCGGCCAGTAAAGAGCTTAAATTCTTACCTAAATCCTTTGACTCTTTAAAAGTTTCATTTATATCCTTTTTATAGGTTTCTATAGAATCTCGTTTTTTGTCAATCTGGTCTTGGTTTAAGGCTTCAAGGCCTTTAATGTATTTGGTCTGAGAATCGATTTTAGTATTAAACAAATCTATTTGATGAGTTACATCATTTAGGTTGTCCTTTAGTTTTGCATTACGTTCTTTTAGTAAGGTGTTCATTTTACTAAAGATATTAATGTCTAATAAATCTTCTATAACAGAACGTCTGGACCACGCCGGCAGTTGCATAAATGGAATAAAGGAACTACTGCCCAATACAACTACCTGGTGGAAACTTTTGTGATTTAATTTAAGTATATTTGTTTCAAGGAACTTCTGATAGTCTCTCATGTTAGATGACTGATTAGTCATATTGCCATTCTGCCATATCTCAAACCTATTAGGTTTAATTCCACGGACTATCTTAAATTCTTGATTACCTATACCAAATTCTACTTCAACAAGAGTTTTCTTTTGATTAATAGAATTAACCAATTGCATTTTACCAATATCCCTATGTGGTTTACCAAATAGTCCAAATGATAATGCGTCCAATAATGTTGATTTACCTGCCCCATTTTGACCAACTATAAGAGTTGATGGAGATTTATCCAACTTGACCTCAATGGGGTCATTTCCAGTCGACAAAAAATTCTGCCACTTACATGATTTAAAATGTATCATACTACCTCTAGGTTCTGAGCCTCTGTATATAGTTTTCTCAACTCAACTTTTATGTGATCTTTATCCAGGTCAGTTTCAACAGCATCTACATACGAGTCAAGTAGTGTTGTAGTATCTTCAAGTGATACTTTTTCATCTTCAACACTTTCTCCTAGATATTCTTCAAATGACTCTGCTATCTTTAGTTCATATGTTTCAATAGATTGTAGTCTATCGACAAACTGGTCAAACATATATAAGTCATTCTTATTTAATACAATAAGTTTAATAAATTTCTTTTCATATTGTGATACGTCCACTTTACTATAATCTGTTTTCTCATCGTCATATATAACTTTCTTAAACATAGTAATAGGGTTACGAACTGGAGTTACCTCTCTTGTTTCAGTATCTAATACATGAAAATATTTTGGATCGTCAACATCTGCCCAAGTAAATTCCATTTGAGAACCTAAGTATGTTACATTACCCTGACTTGATCTTGTATGAAAATGGCCAGATAATACCATCTCAAACCTAGAGAATACATCAGCATTCATTCCGTGTGGATTAGGTATCCCAGCCATCATGTCAAAACCTTTTAGTTCTAAATGTGCTCCAAGGATAGGTGCGTTACAGTTCATAGCAAACTTAGTGTATTCTTGATAATTTGCATTGTTAATCCAAGGGATAACTGCAACACCTAGGCCGTCATAATCTAGCACTGTAGGTTTCATAATGATATTAACATTACTTGTAAAGTAACCTAGAAGTTCTTTGAGTGAGCATAGTTCATTAGTATTCTTAAAGTATACATCATGGTTACCAGG